GATGGCGTGGTTCATCGAGACGGTGGACATGCCGACATTGCGCCACCTGTTCCGACTGTACGACGAGCGCGATCGGTCCTACCGCGCCTACCGGAAGTGCCCGTATGTGAAGGGCTCGAAGGGGCAGCCGGTGATCAACCCGATCCTGAAACAGGCGCGCGCGTTCGAGTCAGAGATCCGCCGCCTCGAGGACCGGTTCGGCATCAGCCCCTGGTCACGGCAACGGATGGGGATCCCGGTGGGCAAGCAGAAGTCCCTGGAAGATCTGAACCATGACCTCGATGACAGCGACGACGACGACCCGCGCGCCTAAGCGCCGCGGGAAGACGGTGCTGCCGCCGAGTCTCGGGCGGCAGATCTGTCGGTGGATGGAGGCGAACCTCGTCCACGCGGAGGGCGACTACTACGGCAAGCCGTTCCGGCTGCGGCCCTGGCAGAAGCGCGTGATCTACGAAGCCTACGAGCTCAACGCGGACGGGAGCCGGCGTTATGATCGCCTGCTCTGGGGGCTACCCAAGGGCCAGGGGAAGACCGAGGTCGCCGCGGCGATCGCCTGCGCCGAGTTTGCGGGGCCGGTGTGCTTCGCCGGCTGGCGCCAGGACGGCACGCCGATCGGCGCCGCCCGGACGTCGCCCGACATCCCGGTCGCGGCGGCGTCGTTCGACCAGGCCGATCTCGTGTTCGGCGCGGCGCGCACGATGGTGCGCGAGGGCACGCTGAACGAGCTCTGCGAGGTCTTCGATACGGAGATCCTGCTCAAGGGCCGGCCGGGGACGCTGTACCGGGTGGCGGCCGTCGCCGGCGCGAACGACGGGAAGCGGCCGACGTGCTTCGTCTCCGACGAGCTCCACGAGTGGGTGGGCACGAAGGAGCGTGTGCACCTGGTGCTGTCGAACGGCCGCGCGAAGCGACGCGACGCCTGGGAGCTAGCGATCACGACGGCCGGCTGGGATCAGTCCACACTGCTCGGCAAGATGTACCTGCACGGGAAGCGCGTGCAGGCTGGCCAGGGGCGGGACGACAAGTTCCTGTTTATCTGGAACGAGGCCGACGAGAAGTGGGACCTGAACGATCCTACGCAGCTCGAGGCGGCGATCCGCCAGGCGAATCCAGCGGTCGGGGACTTCCTGTCGCTCGAGGGGATCGTCGCGCGCTATCAGCAGATCCCCGAACACGAGTTCCGTCGGTATCACTTGAACCAATGGTCCGCGGCGCCGACGCAGTGGATCCCGGTCGAGATGTGGGAGGCCGCGAAACGTGTTGGCGAGGTGGCGCCGGGGACGTCGATGGTGCTCGGCTTCGACGGCTCGTACAACCGCGACTCGACGTCGCTGATGGGCTGCACCGAGGAAGCAGTGCCTCGGCTCATCACGCTGGGCGCGTGGGAACGGCCGGACGGGGTGAAGGAATGGACGGTGCCGCGCGAAGAGGTCCTCGGCGCGATGGAGGACGCGATCGGGAAGTACGCCGTCCGGATCCTCGCGGCGGACGACACGTTCGGGCGCATCTGGGCGATGGACCTGGAGGCGCTGCAGCAGAAGGGCATCGAGGTCGTTGAGTGGCCGACGCGGTCGCAGTCGCGGATCGCGCCGGCGGCCGCGCAGCTCTACGGGGCGATCAAGGACCAGCGGCTGACGCACGACGGGGACACGGTGTTGGCGGCGCACGTCGGCCACTGCGTAGCGAAGGGCACGCGCTGGGGGCTCGTGCCGACGAAGGAGTCGCCGGATTCTCCGCGGCACATCGACTGCGCCATTGCGGCGATCATCGCCTACGACACGGCGGTGCGGCAAACCTCGGGCGCCTGGGACTTCAGCGCGTTCGATCTCTCAGGAGCATGACGATGAGCAAGCTGCCGATGGAAACGAAGCCGATCAAGCTGAACCCCGACCGTGCCGCGGCACTCGAGAAGCTGCTCGCGCCCTACAGCGGCAAGCGGCTCGTGGCCGCGCAGCAGGCGGCGCTGGAGGTTTATCAGAGCAAAGAGCCGCGCTCGGATGAGCAGTGGCTGGCGGATTACCGGGCGGCGATCGCCGAGGCCGTGCAGGAGAAGGAGCCGGCTGAGGCATGAAGAAGCGCGCGAAGTCCACGGCGGTCGCCCGGTTCGGCAAGAAGGGCCTGACCTTCGTCCCCATGCCTTATGGCGGGGCGACGTGGAACTTCTCCTTGCCGGGCAGCAAGATCAACTACGAGCGCGAAGTCGGTCACGATGGGCTCCGCTCCTCGGTGATTACGTCGGCGCTCTGCTGGGTGATGCGGGCCTTCCCGGAAGCACCCGTCGTCGTCGATCGGCTCGCGGAGGAGCAGTGGCTCCCCGTGCAGGCCCACGACATGACGAAGCTGCTGCGCAAGCCGAACCCCTTCTATGGGGGTCGCGTCCTGCTGATGGCGACGATCATGGACTTCTGCTTCGGGGAAGCGTTCTGGCTGAAGGTGCGGAACCAGTTGGGCGAGCTCACCGAGCTCTGGTGGGTGCCGCGCGCGCTGATCACGCCGAAGTGGGACGAGAATGACCCCAAGAGTTTCATCACCCACTACGAATACCAGACCATCGGCGCGCCGGTGGACTACCCGGTTGAGGACGTGGTGCACTTCCGCTTCGGCCAAGACCCCGAGAATCCGCGGCGGGGGTTCTCGCCGCTCGCGTCGATCTTCCGCGAGGTCTACATCGACGACCAGGCGGCCAATTTCACCGCGTCGATTCTCCGTAATTTGGGCATCATCGGCGTGGTGTTCTCGCCCAAAGCGGGGATAATCACCAAGGATGTGGCGGAAAAGACCAAAGAATACCTGAAGAAGAACTTCGGGGGAGATAAGCGCGGGAACGGGCTGGTGCTGACCGCGCCGACCGATGTGTCGCTGCTGCAGTACAATCTCCAGGGCTTCGACGTCGGGCCGCTGCGCGACGTGTCGGAGGAGCGTGTCTGCGCCGCCCTCGGTATTCAGCCGGCGGTCGTGGGCTTTGGGACCGGGCTGCAGCAGACGAAGGTCGGCGCGACGATGAAAGAGGTCGTGAAGCTCTCGTGGGAGCAAGGGATCGAGCCGCCGCAGGCGATCTGCGCCGACGAAATGGACCGGTCACTCCTACCAGAGTTTCAGGACAACATCTCGCTCTTTCGCACGCGGTTCGATACCACCGTCGTCGATGCGATCAACGAGACCAAGAGCGAGAAGACGGATCGCGTGACTAAACTGGTGGCCGGGAACATCATCAAGGTGTCACAGGCCCAGAAGGAACTCGGCTATCCCGTGGACAAGTCGCAGGACAAGTATCTGCGCGAGATGACCGCACCGGCTCCGACGCCGCCGAACGAGCCGGCGCCACCGAACCGAATCGCACCCAAGGACGAGCCTGCGGCGACCGGCAATGGAGGAGCACCATGAACCGCGACGATCTGGAGATGAAAACCTTCGGGGCGTTTGAAGTGAAGGACGCGGAGAAGGGGGAGGTTACCGCCATTGTGGCCGTGTTCAACGCGGTGGACCGTGACCGGGACGTGATCCTTCCGGGCGCATTCGCCGACGGGACGCCGGTGCAAATCTCCGCCCACGAGCACAGCTTGGCGCGCGGAGAAGCCCCTGCCGGGAAGGGCACCGTGCACATCGACGGCGACAAGGGCATCCTCCGCGGGCGCTTCTTCTTGAGCACCGACCTGGGCCGCGAGGCGTTTCACACCGTGAAGGAGATGGGCCAGGACTACCAGTGGTCGGTGGCGTGGCCGAAGCATCTGGTCCAGACCACCCCGATGACGAAAGAGTGGCAGGCGAAAGGTGCGCGGCGGCTCATCACCGGGCTCCCGATCGTCGAGGCCAGCCCCGTCTTCATCGGTGCTGGGATCGGGACGGGCACGGTGGACGCGAAGGCGCTGGATGCGGAGGCGGAGGCGCAGCGCCAGGCGGCGGCCGACGCCCTGAAGGGTGAATTCCATCGGATTCGGCGGAACCTGCGGGTGCGGTGACCGACTTCGATCTGCGTTGCCACAGTTGCTCTCATCGTTTGCCGATGACGACTGCGGACGCGCGTCTTCTTCGGCTGGTCATGCTCTTCAAGCCGTCGCTTGCGGGGCAGGTATCCCGGCAGCCAGATGAAACCCGCCGCCGGTGCGATGCGTGCGGCTGGGTGAATGTCTTCCGGCCTATTGCGGTCGAGGTACTGGCAACCTAGATTGATTCTCGGAGCATCAATCGGGCCCTTCGACGGCCAACCATCTGCTGGTTGGCCGTTTTCGTTTAGCTGGCCTCCAGCACTACGGAGGCTGCTATGCCCGAGTCCAACCTGCTCGCCGAAACCCGCGAACTCCTCGCCACCAAGACCAAGCGGTTCCACGAGGCCAACGAAGCCGCGAAAGCGGACGACGGCTCCGAGGACTACTCGCGCGCGGCCGTCCTCGAGAAGCTCGGGGCCAGCGACATGGCGGACGCCAAGTCGAAGGTCATGGCGCTCGGGGTGGAGATTCAGGAGATCGGCGCCCAGCTCGACTCGCTGACGCTGAAGTCGATCAAGGACGCCGTCGCGAGTCAGGACGAGCGGATGAAGCGGCCGATTCGGCCGAACATCCCCGGTGCGCCGCTTTCCGATGAGCCCAAGAGCTTCGGCGAGCTCGTCGTGGAGAGCAAGTCGTACCTGGAGTTGGCGGGCAAGTCCAAGATGCCGGGGCAGGCCTTGGCGACCGTGGAGATGGGTGTCAAGGCGGTGATGTCCACCACGGCGGGCTGGGCACCGCGCGCCGCTCGCACGGGGCGCGTCGTGGATTTCGCCATCCGCCCGCCGCAGATCCTGGACTTCATCCCCGTCGATCAGACCGATCAGTTCGAGATTCGGTGGATGGAGGAAACGACTCGCACGCAGTCGGAGGCGGAGGTCGCGGAATCCGGCACCTACGCCGAAGACGTGTTCGTGTTCACCGAGCGGACGAGCCCGGTGCGCAAGATCGGCTCGCAGATTCCGATCACCGACGAGCAGCTGGACGATGTGCCGCAGTCCCGCGCGCTGGTGGACAACCGGCTGCGCTTCGGCCTGTCGGCGCGCGTGGACCAGCAGGTCATCGCGGGCACGGGCGCCGGCGTGACGCTGACGGGTATCGTCTCGACCGCCGGCATCCAGACGCAGGCGAAGGGCGCCGACTCCATCCCGGCCGGCGTCCTGAAGGCGCTCACCAAGGTCCGCGTGACGGGGCGGGCGGCGCCGAACGCGATCTTCATGCACCCGACCAACTGGGAGACCACGCGCCTCCTCACGAACGCGGCGGGCGACTTCCAGTTCGGGTCTCCCCTCGACGCCGGCGACATGCGGATGTGGGGTCTTCCCGTCGTGCTGTGCGAGTCACTCACCGTGGGCACGGCGCTCGTGGGCGACTACGCGAACTACTGCCAGCTGCTGGAGCGCAAGCAGATCGAGGTGCAGGTCGGGTGGATCGCCTCGCAGTTCATCATCGGCCAGAAGACGCTGCGTGCCGATGTGCGCGTGGCCTTCTGCGTCTACCGGCCGGCAGCGTTCGCGACCGTGACGGGGCTGTAAGATGCCCGTCTCTCCTGGCAGTCGCGCCCTCAAAACCTTCCGCGGCGAATACGACTTCGCCGTGGACGGCGGCGCGATCGGCACGATCCCCCTCCGCGGGGATTCCGGCGCGCTTCCGGTCGGCTCCCTCATCCTGGGTGGTGTCCTCGAGATCCTCACGGCGTTCACGACCGGTTCGGCGGCCACCGCCGCGCTGACGGCTGAAGCGGCGAACGACATCCAGACTGCCACCGTGGTGTCGGGCGCGCCCTACTCCACGACGGGGCAGAAGAGCATCACTCCGGCGTTCACGGGCGCGACGAGCATCAAGGCCACGGTCGATCGCAGTCCCTCCATCGTCATCGCCACCGGTACGATCACAGCCGGGAAACTCCGGCTCACCCTCTTCTACGTGTAAGGAGCCGCCATCATGGGCTTGGCCATTGCGAAGTCGAAGACCAGCGAAGAGGGGATCGTCGCCGACCGAAAGCTCTGGCTAGATGCATCCCGGGACCGGGTGGTCGAGCACGGCAGCGCCGAATCGGCCTTCCTGCTCGCGAACGAGGGCAGTCTCATCCCGGCATCAGAAGCGCGGCGCCTGGGGCTCAGCGTGAAGGACGGCAAGGTCCACCAGGACCGGGTCGTGCAGGTCGCCGCGCTCCGCAAGGAGCTGGCCGAGGTCGAGGGGCGCCAGAAGGCGCACGCCGAGAAGATTGCCGCCCACAAGACGGAGAACGCCGTCAAGGACACGCCGAGCGAGATGGAAGCCGAGCGCGTCGCCCTCGATGCCGAGGTCGAGTCTGTGCGTCAGGTGCTCGCCCAAGCGATCAAGGCGGCCGCGGTGAAGGCCGAAGCGGAACCTGCGCCAGCGAAGAAAAAGCGGAAGAAGTAGCCGTGGATGATCGGGTCCCTCCGCACGATCACCCCGCCTGCAGAGGAGCCGCTCTCGCTTGATGAGGTGCGGCTCCATCTGCGTATCACCCAGACGGACGAAGAGGATCTCCTCCAGAGCTACCTGAGCGCGCTCCGCATCCACGCGGAGAAGATTCTTGATCTGGCCTTCCTCACCCAAACGCTCGAATGGGCGATCGACGCCTTCCCGGTGGTGGATTTCTGCGACGGGTACGAGGACACGTGGGCCGCGATTGAGTTGCCGCGGCCGCCGCTCCAGTCCGTCACCTCGATCACCTATGTGGATCCCGCGGGCGCGCCGCAGGCCCTGAGTGCCGGGCTGTATCTCGTGGATACCCGCTCCACGCCGGGGCGCATCGTGCCGGCGTTCGGCCAGAACTGGCCGGCGATTCGCGAGCAGCCGAGCAGTGTGGTGGTGAAGTACGTCGCGGGCTCGTTGAATGTCGGCGTCCTCCCAGAAGACCAGAAGCAAATGATGCGGCTCGCCGTGGGGACGCTGTTCCAGTTCCGCGAAGGCATCGTCACGGGCTCCGGCGGGGAGACGCTGCCGCACTCGACGGAACTGCTCGAGCAGTTCTTCGCCCCCTATCGGAATGCGTTGGCGGTCTGATGCGCATCCGTCCGCTGTTCGGTCCGCAGATGGGCACAGAGCAGGATCTCCCTGACGCGGAGGCGCAGGTCCTGGTCGATCGCGGGCTCGCGGTCGTGGTGCTCGCGGCTAAGAAGCCGGCGCGGAAGAAAAAGGCACCGCCGAAGCGGAAGCGGTAGATGGCGCGCGCGCCTAGCGGCGGCGAGTGCGATCGGCTGATCACGATCGAGTCGACGCCCGAAACGCAGAACAGCAGCGGCGAGATGGTGCCCGGCGTCCCGGTGGTCCTGGGGCCTGTGTGGGCGAAGAAGGTGCCGCTCGGAGGGGACGAGGGCGTCGCGGCGCGGCAGATCCAGGCGACGGCAGCCTACCGGTGGGAACTCCGTCATTGGGTTCCCGGGGTGACGCCAAAGATGTGGGTGAACGAGCTGGGCGTGCTGTTCGACATCAACGAGGTCAAGGAAATCGGCCGGCGTGCGAGTCTGCATCTCGGGACGACACAACGAGGAGTGTGATGGGCGATAGCATGAAGATGGAGTTCAAGGGTGGTAAGCAGCTCGAGCGTGCGCTGCTGCAGCTGCCCAAGGAGCTCCGCGGCGAGATTCTCCAGCAGTCGCTGGTCGCCGGCGCCGAGCCCGTGCGCACCGATGCCGCGAGTCGCGCGCGCACGCGCCGCGGACCCCGCCGGCGCCCGGAGACGATCACCCTCGCCGATTCGATCAAGACCTTCCTCGGTGAGAAAGACGCCACGCACGCGGTCGTGGACGTCGGGACGAAAAAGCCACACGCGCACCTCGTGGAGTTCGGGCACCGCAAGGTCGTCGGCGATCAGACGCTCGGCCAAGTGCCGGCCTATCCCTTCTTGCGGCCGGCCTTTGATGAGAACAAGGAAGAGGTGCTGCAGCGCACTGGTGAAGTGATGGGCAAAGAGATCGAGACCGCGTTCCGGCGCCTCGCGCCGCAGGAACGATGAGTGGCGACGATCGAGGACGCGATCTTCACGCGCGGGTCGACGTTCGGGGGGCTGACGGCGCTGCTCGGGACCAATCCGACGCGGCTCTATCCCGTGCAGGCACCGCAGAACGCCGTCGCGCCCTACGTCACCTATCAGATGATCTCGGGTCCGCGCGAGCACGCGATGGGGTCGGATCCCGGGGTCGCGCATCCGCGGTTCCAGTTCTCGCCGTGGGCCAAGACGCGCACCGAGGCGAAGGCGATCACGGTGCAACTGATCGCCTGCTACAGCCGCTGGCGCGGTGTCGTGGCCACGATCGACGTCCTGGATTCCTTCCTGGACAACGAAGGGGATCTGGGACTGGACGACGTCGTGCTGCTGTATCAGCGATTCGTGGATTTCATCATCTCACACCGCGAGTGACCGTATGAAACTTGAACTGGAACTAGACGAAATTGGCTGCGGGCGTGTGGTGATCGACGGCGTGGACATCAGCAACCAGGTCTTCGGGGTCACGGTACGCTGCCGGGTGGGGCAGGTCAGTCGGGTGCGTTTGGACTATCACCCCGTACATGGGCGTCTGGTCGCGCCGATCGAAATCCCTGCGCTCGGACCCGATCAACTGCTGGTGACTCGCTAGATGCCGCCCAAAGTCCTCACGAACGCGCGGATTTGGCTCGACGCCTTCGATCTCTCGGGCGACGTGAACAAGATCGCCCTGCAGTACGGCACTGAACTCCAGGATGCGACGACGTTCGGGAATCAGGGCGGCAAGGCCCGGAAGGGCAGCCTCAAAAGCACATCGCTCGCGCTTGAGGGCTTCTGGGACGGCGCCGTCGACGAGGTGGACGAGGTGTTGTTCGGCAAGATCGGCGTGGTGGACGTGCCGATCACCGTGTCGGACACGGGCGTCGCGGGGGATCCGGGCTCGTTCAGCTTTCTTGCCGGGCTCGCGCAGTACACGCCAGGCGCCGCGGTGGGCGAGATGCTCAAGTTCTCGCTCGATGCCGAGAGCTCGAACGAGGCGCTGATCCGTGGGATCCTTCTGCGCAACGCGGTCGAGACCGCCGGCGGGAACGGGACGGCATTCGCGCAGGGCCTCGTCGGCACCGGGCAGAAGCTGTGGGCGACGCTGCACGTCCTCTCGGTCTCGGGCGGGGGCACCTGGACGTTCAAAGTGCAATCGGACACCAGCGGATTTCCCTCGCCGGTCGATCGCATCACGTTCGCCGCGGTGACGGTGAAGGGCTCGCAGTGGGCCGTGCCGGTCGCAGGGCCGATCGCCAGCGATGACAACTGGCGCGCGACCTGGAGCGTCGCCGGCGGATCCGGCAACAGCATCACGTTCGTGATCTTCATGGGCATTCTCTAAGGAGCTGACCCAATGCCAACGCTCGTATTTGTCGACGCCTCCGTGAAGATCAACGCCGTTGACCTCTCGGACCACGTCAAGTCGGTCAAGCTGAATTACTCCGCCGAGCTCCAAGAAGCGACCGCCATGGGCAATCTCTCCAAGGCGCGGAAGGGTGGGTTGAAAGACTGGAGTGTCGAGATCGAGTTCTACCAGGACTACGCGGCGGGGAAAATCGACGCGACGATCTTCCCGCTCGTTGGGGTGCAGACGGCGTTCGAGCTCATCCCGGTGAAGGGCACGGCAGTGAGCGCCACGAACAAACGCCACTCGGGCAACGGGATCATCTCGAGCTATCCGCCCTACACCGGGAGCGTGGGCGAGATGGGCATGGCGCCGATCACGATGGAAGGATCGGACGGCGTGCCGCTCATCCAGGCGTCGAGCTAAACCGCAGGCCGCAGTTCACCAGCGGGGAGCCGGCCCCTGGCCAGGGCCAGGCCCTTCGGGGTCTCGAGCGGAACTGACCGCCGGGTTCCACCCAGGGTGTCGAGGGTTTCGTATGACTCAGCAGAACGGCAACACCCCACTCACGCGCGAGGAGATCCTCGCCGCCGATGACATCATCTCGGAGACGGTGACCATCCCCGAATGGCGCAAGGGCGGCACGGTGATCGTGCGCGGTCTCATGGGCGACGAGCGCGACGACTTCGAGGCGAGCTGCATCCGCGGCAAAGGTCGCAAGACGGAGGTCAACTACCGGAACGCACGGGCGAAGCTGGTCGCGCGCTCGTGTTTCAATCCTGACGGGTCTCGAATGTTCAGCGATGACGACGTCGCGCTGCTCGGCAAGAAGAGCGCCGCCGCGCTGAACCGAGTCTACGAGGTTGCGGCGCGATTGTCCGGCCTGACGGAGGAAGACCTTGAGGAACTCGCAAAAAACTAACGGAGCGGCCGAGCCGGTATCTCGCCTTTCAGCTCTGCCGCGAGTTGGGGATTGCGGATCCAGATTGGCTACTGCGCAAGATCTCGTCGCGCAAGCTCAGTGAATGGTCGGCGTTTCTTGAGCTGGAGCAGGAGCGTGAGCGTGAGGAAGAGATGGAAGCTGCAGCGAAGGCTCGGCTCGAGGCGAAACAAAAGCGGAGGTAGGCGCATGACGATCGCACACTTGCTGGTCCGGCTCAGTGCGGAGACCGCGGAGTTTCACCAGCAGATGGAGAAAGCCGCGCGGCGCATCGAGAGCACCGGCCGCCGGATTGCGAAGATCGGGCGCGAGATCACGATGGCGATCTCCCTGCCGATCATCGCCGCCGGATTCGCCGCCTTCCACGTGCTCCTCGAGGAGTCGCACCGCCAATTTGGGCCACTCTATCGAGACTTCCAGTCGCTGAAAGCCAACGCGCACGATCTCGTCCTCGAGCTCGGGCGAGAGCTGCAGCCGGTATTCCTCCAACTCATTGAGTTGATGCGCACGGGCATCGGGATCCTGCGCGGGTGGATTGTCGCCTTCCACGAGCTGCCGCAGTGGATCAAAACGACGGTGATCTATACGCTGCTCTTCCTGGCGGCGCTGGGGCCGACGGTGCTGGTGGTGGGCAAGCTCATCACCGCGATCGGGGCGCTGATCCGGATCCTGCCGATCTTGGTCACGACGACGAACCTCACCACGGGCGGGATCCTGCTCATCGGTGGGGCGATGATCTATGCCGCCACGCACACGGACTGGGCGAAGTACCGGCTCGCGCTGTTCGCGACCTTCTTGGCCGAGCAGTTCATCAACGTGATGCGCTTGTCGATTCTGATGATCGACATCTTCTCGCTCGGGCTGGCGAAGCTGGTGGGCTGGACCGACTTCCTGCGCGGCAAGCTCAACGAATTGTCCGACGCGACGCTCGGGAAGCTCGGCGGGCTCTTGGTCGAGCTCGAGAAGAATCTTCCCAAGGTGGGCGAGGGTCTCAAGGATCTCGGCACCCAGAGTCTCACGGTGCGCGACGCGATCAATGCGTTCTACGAAGCCCAGCGGCGGCTCAATGCCCAGGCCCGCGTGCTGGGCGGCACCTTTGACTACGAGGGCGCCCAGGCCGCAAATCTGAAGACGCTCCTGGATGCGCTGATCGCCAATAATGTGACGGGCACCGTGATGATGAACGGGCACGCCACCTCGGTGCAGCAGCTCGCGACGTCATTCCTCAGCGCGACCGAGATGTCGCGCGCGTTTAACGTGGCGCTGGGGGCGTTGGGGCCGCAGCTCGAGCGGCAGCTGCGCGCGATCGCGCAGTTCCAAGAAATGGTGCGGGCGGGGGTCAGGCCTGACCTCGCCGCCGACGCGCTGGTGGCCGAAGGCAAGATCATCAGCGACGTGCTGCAGGGGATCGCCGACGGCATTGCGGTGGTCGCCTCCCGGATTGGGGACCTCTTCAGCGGCGTCTCGGGACGCATCCGCGGGTTCTTCGGGGCGGTGGGCAGCGTGCTTGCTGGCGTGATGAAGATGATCGGCAAGACCCTGGTGGAGCTCGGCGTCGTCTCGATCATGTATGGCAAGCTGGGCTTCGCCATCAAGTTCTTTGCCAAGAATCCACTGGCGGCGATCGCCGTCGGGGCGGCGCTCATCGCGCTCGGCAATCAACTGGGCGCGCAGGCGGAGCGGATCTCCAGCACGGGCCTCTCTGGCGGCGGTGGGGGTGGTGGTGTCGGCGCCGAGTCGAGCGCCGGCGTCGGGGGCGGTCAGGGGAGCGGCCGAATCATCCTTGAGTTGCATGGGGACGCGGTGATCGCGACGCTGTTCCAGGACCCGCGGAACCAGGACGCGCTGGCGGAGGCGCTCTCGAACTTGTCGGGCCGCGAAGTCATCGTCGAGGCCCGGGGAGCCTGATGCCAATCTCCAAGCTGCTGTGGGGCGCTGGTTTTGAGAATGAGCTGCGCATCGGGTTTCCACTGTTCGACCTGGTGACGGACCGCGAGGAGCGCGAGGGCAGCGAGCACATCCAGGCGCCGAGCGGTGTCGAGGATGCGTGGATCACGGGCCGGGACTATGTGATCGACGCCGAGGTGCGCTGGATCCCCGACGGCCCGGGCACGGCGCCAGTGCAGACGCAGCTCTCCGGCGCCGTGAGCTGGCAGGCGTTCCTTGACTACGCGCGAGACGCCAACGCGCTGCGGTTCATTCCGGACGACACCGCCCCCGATTTCTACATCGACAACGTGTATCTCGTCGAACCGCGCAAGGGGTTCGGTAACCCCTCGGCGGACATCAAGCGCAATGTCCGCATCAAGCTCCGGAACGCCACGATGGATTTCCACCAGGCGCTGCGTGGCGTCATGCTGCAGATCCAGGCAGGCATGAGTCTTACCGATCCAACTGTGGTCACATTCACGCGTGCGGACGCGACCACGTGCGCGACCCGAATCAAGCGCGACGGGACGATCGAGACGGTGGCGGCCAATGTGCTGCGCACCGAGTGGGTGGATCTCGACGGGGACGGGATTCGGGAAACGCCGGGGCTCCTTCTCGAAGGAAGCCGCACGAACATCGCGCTGCGATCCGAGGAGTTCGACAACGCGACGTGGACGAAATCGCAAACCACCGTGACGGCCAACGCGACCACGGCACCAGACGGAACCGCGACCGCGGACCATGTGCTGGAAGTCGCATCCGCCGCCAATCACTACATCTACCAGACCTCCATGACGATCACCAGCGGTGAGGCGGTGGTCGGCGCAGTGGAGATCAAGAATGGTGGACGCTTCCGGGGGCGTCTCTACATTGGCGACATCAGTGGGACGAATCTGGTCGCGGCGGATTTCAACCTCACAGCCGGAACGGTGAGCGCCCCGACCGTCGGCGGTGCCGGGGTGGCTGCCTACGCCAAGATCACGGCGCTTGGCAACGGCTGGTATCGGGTGGAGGTCGCAGGGAAGATCAACGGGGGAGTCACGTCCGGGCACCTCCAGGTGAACCTCTACGACGACGGGGGGGCGATCAACTATACCGGGGACGCGGCGAAAGGTCTCTACCTCTGGGGCGCGCAATTCGAGCGGGCGGTGTTCTCGTCCTCCTACATCAAGACGGTCGCGAGTGCAGTCACTCGGGCAGCGGATAGCCTCTCCGTACCGTTCAACTGGGGTCCAATGGACCTGACCGTCCTCGCACGGGTGGCGCGGCCGGTGTGGGCCGATGCCGTGGGGGACATCGTAACGAATCCCGGTATTGCTGACATCGGGTCTACCACCCCTCCCCAGTTGCGGTTATACGGCACGGGCAACTCCCGGTTCTATCATGCCGACATCATCACACCTGGAGCGGATGGGGACGCCTTTCTGGCCATCCCCGCTGGGGTCCAGCAGACGCTTTGCGCGCAATTCAAGAACCTTACCACGGCTGGGCAATCGCGCCTTGACGTAGGCGCAGGTTTTGGAGCGTTCGGAACAACGGCTGCGGCATTTTCGGCCTTCGGTACGCAGACGCTTCGTATTGGCTGTGTCTCAAGCGGGGCAGATCCGCTCTACGGCGTCCTCCTCGACCTGAAGATCGCCTCGAAGCTCCGTACCCTCGGCGAGATGCTGGCCCTCTAGCGTGGCGAGCTACCGCCCGCATTACCGCCTTGAAGTCCGCGCTCCCCGGGCGACCGATCCCGCCGAGCTCACCGTCCTGACGCCCGCCGCCGGCGCCGCCCACTCGGACCCCTTCCGCGTCACGACGCACCCGAGCCTGGCTGGCTGGAAGCCCTACCTCCTCCCCCCGCGCGGCCGCCGCGGCCGCCTGGACCCGCTGTCGAAACACCTAGATACGGGCGAGCTCGCGTTCAGCATCGTTGACCAGCGCACCACCGCCGGGGGGTCGAACCTCGTCCGCTGGGTCACCGCATTCCTCGGCGACGTGAACGGGAACCCCGCCTGGATGGGGCTCCGCGTCTTCGTCGAGGAGAGCCTCAACGACGGCGCGACGTGGTCCTCTTTCTGGACCGGCTCCATTCACACCGCGCGCCTCAACAGCAAGCTGCAGTTTGAGCTCGCCACCAGGGACCGCGCCCAGGAACTCCGCTACAAGGTCTTCGTCGGCCGCCCACATCTCGACGCCGCCGGCGCCATCAGCGCCCTGCTGCCCATCGGGATCACGAAGCCCTACGGCGTCCAGCCGGCCGTCACGCCGCTCGCTGGCACCGTCGTTCAGAACACGACCGTCACGTTCCAGGGCCTGAGCTACCAGGTGGCGGGCGTCCGGCTCAGCGCCGCGTCGGTGAGCCGCCTCGATAATGTCGTCTCGGACAACATGTTCCAGCTCGGCAACGGGCCTGCCCGCATCACGAATCCCAGCGGCACGCTCTACATCCCGAATTCCATCCCGGACGATCGGTCGCGGATGCGCGGCATCCTGAAGCGTCTCGACACCGGCCAGCAGGGGGAATTCCGAGTCGGCTTCATGAACATGTCGCCCACGATCCGCGGCGGCCGGCTGCGCTCGATCGAGGCGGTGGTCCTGACCGAGCTCCGCCCGCCCGCCGGCGTTGCGACGGGCACCCCGCTTGTGAACAACGGCGGCGGCTACGTGATCGGCACGAAGGTGATCGCCACGGATGGCTGGACGATCTCGATCACGGGGATCGTGAAGGCGGGCGACCTGGTCCGCTTCACGGGGCACACGCGGCACTACACGGTGCAGGCGGACGCGAACTCCAATGGCAGCGGTCAGGCGACACTCTCGCTCGAGCCCGGGCTCACGGTGGCGGTGGCCGATAACGAAGCCCTCTCCGTGGTGGGCGAGCCCGGGTTCATGAAGATGCCGCCCAACACGACGAGCGTGGAGCTGACGCTCGTGGGCGACGCGCCGGTCTCGAAGACCAATCCCCTGCTCATCAACGACATCCACCCGGTGCAACTCTGGAAGGACATCTACGACGGGCACTATAGTCGCCTCTGGCGCCGCGCCGAGGCGGTGCCGGTGGGCCAGAGCCCCGGGGATCCGGTGCGCACCGTCGCCTATGACACCGCGAAGTTCGCGATCCTGATCGCCGACCTCAGCTTTCCGAAGGTGCGCTTTGTCATCACCGGCCCGGAGTCGATGTCGGCGTTCATTGAGTCGGCGATCTGCCAGCCCTACCAGCTGGGCTATTACTTGGACGCCGACGGGAAGGTCGTGCCCGTCGACCTGCGGCTGCCGACATCGCTCGGCGGAATCCTGACGATTACCGACGCAGATCTCGTCGAAGTCCCGGGCAACGCCGTGTGGGAGCAGACCCGCGACTCGGCGATCGCGCGGGCGGACGTGACCTACTACGAAGACATCGCCATCGCGCCGGCGGATTTCCTCGCCTCACCGGACTTCGGGCCCAGCGGGGGCCCGGTCATCGCGAACGCGCTGATTGCCCAGATCGAACATCCGCTGAGCGTGCTCGACCTCGGGGCCGCGCAGCTCGCCGACACGGTCGTGGCGATTAACGCTCGCGGCGCGCGGTTCATGGCCGGCGACCCGACGATCGACGGCCTCGTCCGTGCGCGCTGGGTCGAAGACAAGCTCTACGGCTTCACGCAGCACCTGCGCCAGCCCTGGGGCTTCGGTGGGCAGAAGGCGGTCCTCCAGTGCCGCCGCACGGCGAACACGAACGCGAAGCCGGGCGACCTCCGACTCGTCGATGTCGACGCCCTGCCCGATCCCGCGACGCACCTCCGCGGCGGGGTGCGGCTGATGCGCTGCCTCGAGCCGTCCGAGGATGGCGTCGACATCAATCTGCGGTTCCTCGATGTTGCGGTGAACATCGTAGCGAGCGTGCCGTCGCTCGCGCAGCCGGTGCAGATGGCGGGCAACACCCGGCATGGGGCCTCGACAACCGTGACACTCAACGCCTCGAGCGAGCCCGTAGAGGTGCATTACGCCGTCACCGACACGGCCACCGGCTCGGCGCCGGCCGAGGCGAGTGCGCTGTGGACCTCCGCGGGCTTTCTGCTACGGATGGCGGGCGACGTGACGGTCACGCAGATCCCCGCAGGGCAACGCGTCTGGTTTCGCGGGCGCACGGTGCCCGCGAGTCTGAAGCAGCTGAAGCTGCCGTCGGCGTGGGCGCTCGCCGGCGGGACGGGACGTGTGGACCTCGCGACGATCGCCGCCCCGAGCGCGCCGGCGGGCTCGCTGCAAACCGCGAAAAGTTTCCGCGTCAGCTGGACGGCGGGCGACGCGGACCTCATGACGGAGATCCTGCTGGCTACGCCCACCACGGATCCGCGGATCGTGATCGGGCGCGCGCTGCCGGGCTCGACGTTCTTCAACATCCCGGGCGACATCGACGGCACCGTGCTCGTTGCGTCCACCACCTACCGCGTGGGCCTCCGGCACGTTGCGCTCGATGGCTCGGTATCAGCCGAAGTGACGGTGGACATCGCGACCACAGGAGTCACGACGGTCGCACCCGACACGGGCGGGATCACGGTCTTAATCGGGGAGCCGTAGGCGATGGCCGTCCTCCCATCGACGACGCCGTTCCGCGTCCAACTCATCGGGATTGCGCTCACGCTCGTGCCGGGGCGCGATGCGGCCACGGGCCGGATATGGAAAGGTGCGTCGGAGGTGCAGCGGGCGCCCGATAGCGGGGGGTCCCCAGGCACCTGGGCAACGCTCGTCGATAACCTCCCGCCGCTTCCCGCCGCCGGTGCGCCGTTCGTTGATCAGACCCCGGCCACGGGCGCGCGCTGGCACTACCGCTGGCGGCACAAAGGCCCCGATGTCGGAGAGGGGGCGTGGAGCAACTCGGTGAGCGCGCTGCCGGCGCTCATTCCGAAGGACGTTCTCGCGGCGTCGATCAATGGAGGCACGGCGAGCATCTATCCGCTGATCGTAACGTCGCCGACCCTCGCCCCGGATGTCATCAAACAGGTCACCGAAGTCGGGACGAACGCCGCTGTCAACGGCGACTACGAGCAGGGGGTCACGAACTGGCGCGTGTCGAGCGCGTCGGGCGGTGCCCACACGATGGAGGCCATCACAGCGAGTCCGATTGAGGGCGCGAAGAGTCTCAAGATCACGATTGGTGGAGTTGGGACAACGTCGCGCGTGCAGCAATGCGATCGCCAAACTGATGTCGACGATTCGACGGACGGGGGCCCGCTGTATCTGCCCGTGCAGCCGCTCGACGAGGTCTGGGGAACGGTCAAGGTCAACATCGGCCTGCTCGCCGGCACCTACGCGCTGAAGGTCGAGGAGTACGACTCAGCCAAGTCGCTCATCCAGCGCACGACGATCGCAAGCAAGGTCAACACGGGCGCGGTCGCGACCTTCCAGCTCTACGGCGGGGTGGTGCTGCAGACCACAACGCGCTACATCATCATCATCCACGAGTTTCCCGGCTCGTTCAGCGACGACACCGGTACATTCAAGGTCGATGCCGCGCAGGTGTTTCGCATCCCGTCCAAGCAGCGATGTCACGTCTACCGCTCGGCCGCGAAAGCAATCACGAGCCAGGCCGCGCTCACGCCGATGGACTGGGATACGGAAGCCTACGACATCGGCGGGATTCACGACAACGCCACCAACAATCAACGACTGACCGTCACCTCAGCAGCAGCCAATCGCGGGGTCGTACAACTGCTCGCGCAGATCGAATGGGCTGCCGGCACCACGGGCTACCGCCGCGTCGTGATTCGGAAGAACGGCACCACGATTCTCGCCGAGGACACGCGGAACGGCACCAACACGATCGAGACCCGCCAGCAAGTCAAGGTGACCGACAATGCGCCGGTTGCGGGCGACTACTACGAGTGCCTGGTCGCGCAGACGCAGGGCACCAATCTTAACGTCAATAATGGGCAATGGATTAGCTATTTCCTCATGGACCACAAGGAGTAGGGCACATGCCGATCAAGGAACTCAAGATCACCCTGGTCGTCGCTCCAACCGCAGGCGGGCGCGAGCACGCAGTCGCCTTCGTTGTCCCCGCCGACGGGCAAGCGGGACTGACCCTCACGGCAGCGCAAAAGACGAAACTCGGCGACCGGCTGGACATCTGCGCGTCCCTCGTTGATGAGAACGAGACGCCGCTTTAGAAGCGGCAAATCGTGGCGGGGTCCGGCGTAATCTGGAAGCGGGTGGTATCGCCGCGGACCACGTTCGAATCGTTGGCGATGTACCAGTGCCAATAGTAGGGTTTGTTGTACGTCTGTCCGTAGCCGTTGGCAGAATCCGCGCTGGGGATCGCGGCAATGTCCAGCGTGTCACTCTGGAGCGTGTCGCCGACAGCGGAGGGAAAGGCAGAGCGGAGTTCGAAATACGCAAGGCGTGAGCCTAAGCTGTCAGCGCCCATGCTAAAGCACGTGGTGAACCCGTTCGCGGATTGGGTTGAGTCGATGCCCCCCCACGTGACTTCGAATGGAGAGGTTGCTCCATGATCGAAGACCATCGCAAAGAAGTTGTACTGCTGCACAAGCGTGTCCGTGAAGTGGGCATGCGTCACGATGACCGTGAACGGATCACCCCGCGGCTTGGCACCGGCTGTCGGATCGCCGCAGGCGGTGATCAGTGCCAGGGCGATGATGAGTAGAGAGCGATTCATTGCTGCCTCGGACGTCGGAAGATGAATCCAACAAACTGTACATCTGCTTGAACCAACTCCCATCCCTGCTCACTGAGTTCGTTCAACACTCCGACGACAATGTCGGTGTTCCGCTTCGTCCCACTCCGCTCGCGATCCTCGACGGATTGAATGAGCGCGCGGGCATTGCCTGAACTGTCGCCAGCACTCCAGCCAACCGGCACACCACCACTGAGTGCCAGACGGCCGTATTCCCAGCGAGGCGGCTGCTGCGCTGAGAGAGGGGCGGCCAGGAGAAGAAGCGTGACCAGGAAGACTGTGATCGTGCGCATGGGATAGACACTATGGCGGCGCCGCGCCAGGCGCTACTCGGGGAAGCAGCGCGCCGGGGTTAATTCGATTCGCTATATTCTTAGCCTAGCATCGAAGGCTCTAGGTCGAGTCGGACGATCGGCGAGGGGCCCCTGCTCAGGTAACTCCTGGGCGGGGGCCCTTTTCGCATTCCTGGGAGGCCGATGAAGCTGTTCGCCGATGACCGCTTCCTGGCACTGGACAAGCTCGAGCACATCGTCTGGGCGTTCGTCACCTGGACGATGCTCGCGGCGCTCACGCGGGCGTCGTTCCTCGTGCTGCTCGGGCTGTTCGGCATCGCCGCGGTCGGGGTCGAGCTCGTGGAGCTTTGGCGGTTCTGGCGCTGGGACGGGAAGGGGCGTCCCCAGCCGTGGCCCTGGCTTACCGACCAGTTTTCGTATCGCGACCTGGTGGCGGATGTCGTCGGGGCCGCGCTCGCGGCCGGCGCTCTGTGGAAGATCTGCCGGTGAGTCAGAACGGCATGACCCACGCCCAGGAAGTCCGGTTGCGCGAGTACCTCGAGCGGATCATGGACGAGCGCGACCGGCGATACGAGGACCGTTTCAAGGCGCAGGAGACCGCGGTCTATGCGGCGCTCGCGGCGCAAGAGAAGTTGACCAACGCCGCGTTCGCCTCCAGCGAAAAGGCCATCGTCAAAGCCGAGGATGCGCAGCGCGATTACAACGTGCGCTCCAACGAGTTCCGCGGCCAGCTCGACGATCAGAACAAGGTCATGAGCAACGAGATGCTGCGCCGAGCCGAAGCGGAGCAGCGATTCGACGCCCAGGACGAGAAGATTGACGAGATCAAGAAGGATGTTGGAGGGTTGCGCGAATCGCGCAGCGGCATGAGCGGCCGCGACGACGCGCTCGACGCGGCGCGGCAGGCCCAGCGGTGGGCCATCGGTCTCGGGGTAACGCTGCTGCTGTTCGTCGCGGGGAGCGTCATCATTCCCTTGCTCAAGGCGACGCCATGATCCGCTGGAGCACGTTGGTCGCCGACGAAAAGGGCGTGATCAACTATGGGCGCGTGCGTGGCTTTGTCAGCGTCGGCCTTGCGACGCTCGCCGGGATCGCGACGGTCTGGGTCGTGTTCATGGCCCGCGACGTGAACGAGACGCTGGTGGGCATCATGGTCGCGGCGTGCGTCGCGCCGCTCACGGGTGGTCAGGTCGCGGATGGCCTGCGGGGAGTCAGGGAACGAGCGGCCACGGCGAAGGTCGTGGCCGGCGAGGCGCCGGGGCGCCGCGCCTCCGATCCCAATGTCCCAGCGGTGGTCGAATGAACGTGACGCTCCGGCGCACCGAGCGCACGAGGGACGGCGTGTTCGGACTCCTCACGATCCCCGAGCATCGCGCGCTGTGCACGATGGAGGACGACGAAGACATCTTCCCCGCCGGCGTCTACCTCTGTCGCCGCACGATCTACTACAAGCACGGCTACGAAGCCTTCGAGATCACGGGCATCCCCGGCCGCTCGCGCATTCTGTTTCACCCAGCCAACACCGAGGAGGATGTGCGCGGCTGCGTGGGCGTCGGGCTGCGGCGCGGTATGGTGAAGGTGCCGACCGACGAAGATACGGGCGCGCACGATGTGCTGAAGCAGGCCGTAGTCGCAAGTCAGGTGGCGTTCCGGCTGATGATGGACTGGCTCGCGGACGTGGACGACTTCTCGCTCACGATCACCGACGCCTTCCCGCTTCGTTAGGAGGTTCAGATGCTGAAGACCATTCTCGCGCAGATCCTGCCGCTCGTCGTGCCGGTGATCGCCTCGTTCCTGTTCAAGCTCTTGAACAAGGGACTGGTGTTCGTCAGCGGGCTAAACGACTGGGTGAAGCGCATCGTCTTTGCGATCGTCAACATCGTCTTCTCGCTGGGCGTCGCCGCGCTGAAGCTCGCGCCCGTCGGGGATGTCGAGACCTGGGGCGAGACGACGCTGGTGGGATTGCTGACGGCGGTCATCGCCATGCTGCTGTACGACAACGGTAAGACCGCCGCGACGACGCCCGATCCTGTCCCGTGAAGTATGCGTGGTGGCTGCTGCTACTCCTCGGTTGTCCCGGCGGCGAGTCTCCGCCGCCGCAACCGCCGGCACCGCCGCCGGTGGTCGTTGTCCCAACCCTGCCACCGCCGCTGCCGCTCGGGCCCCTCATTACGGTGCGCGGGGTGCCCTGGCCCTCGAACGCGCGCTACGACAACACGAAGCTGACAGCGCATACGCGGATCGACGCGCGGACGGCCTCGTGGATCGGCCAGTTAACCCAGGCGGTGCGCTACGGCGGCGGGCCGAACGTCCACTGGTCCGGCGGACGCATCACGGGGACGTTCCCGGACAGCACGTCGTGGAGCACCTACCATGACCATTACGCCTTCGTGATCCGCGGCGCGCCCGGCACGGTGGTCGAGGGCGTGCGGATCCACAACTACGGGGACACCTTCAGCTTTGACGCCGTGGGGAGTGAAGGCTGGACGGTCCGGGGCAATCACGTCTCCTACATCCATGACGACTGCCTCTCGAACGATTTCGGCAACAGCGGGCTTGTGGACGACAATCTCTTTGACGGCTGCTACATGGGCTATAGCTCGCGGGCATACGCGGGGTTCGTCGCGGACAACCGTCACAAGGTCGTCGTATTCCGCGGGAATCTGATCCGGTTGCAGGACATGCCGACAGGGTATGCGAGGCCGGGGCATGGGCGCTTCTGGAAGATGAACAGCAGCGACGGCAGCGGCGGTGATCCGCGTCTCGCGCTGCACGACAACATCTTTCGGATGGACACCGACAATAGCTGCTGCGGGAACTTCTTCATCCCGCCGCCAGCCTATCTCGCCTCGTGCGCGAACAACATCATCGTGTGGCTCGGGCCGGGAGACTTCCCTGAGCCGATCCCGAGCTGCTTTAGGGTGACGCGGGACCGTGCGGTGTGGGACGATGCCGTCGCGGCGTGGCTCGAACGCCATCCGAACGTAGCCCCGTGAAGGCGTGGCACGTCGTCGCGCTGATCGGCGGGGGCGCGTTGCTCGGGGCCCTGCTCTGCCGGCCGGATACCTCGCTCGCGCGCGCGGAGTTCGAGCGGGACAGCCTGAAGGTCGTCGCCGATTCCCTGCAGGGGCAGGACGAGCGGCGCGCGATCGCCGACGCCGCGGCCGCCGACAGCACCCGCCGGCGCGAGGCGGCGATCGACTCGCTCCGCAAGCGCGCCGATTCCCTGGAGCTCGCGCATGCGAATGTCGTCATCCAGGTCAACCAGTTTCCGGATCTCGTCCCGCGGGCACTCGTGGACGACCTCACGCGGATTCACGCCCAGGCGATGCGCACCGCGAACGCGACGAGCGACTCGCTGCGGGCCGAGCTGCTCACCGCGCGCCGGCAGAAGGTGGAGGCCGACACGGCGGCCGCGCGCTGGCGTCGCCACGCCGAGACGCTCGAGACCAAGCTCGACAACGCGCTGAAGCATCGACGCTGGGGATGCGTCGTCGGCGTCGGCGCGACGGTCGGCCCCGCGATCGCGGGCACGACGGCCAGTCTATTCGGCGGGTCGGTCGGGTTCAGCGCGAGCTGCGGGCGGAAGTTCCTCTAGCTCTGCAGCCGTCTGCACGGGCCGCCCGGCCAACCGGAAGATCGCCTTCAGCGTGAGCTCGTCAGCCGATGAGTTCTCGGACCTGGTCGGCCGCACGACGAATCTCAAGCGTGTCATAGGACGGATCAACGCGATGCAGGTCGTTCGCGAGGTTTACCAGCCAGACCGCCAGCATCTCGAGACGCGGCGTATTACCGGTAAGCACGACGTGTTCGACGGCCCGGGCAATCTGGGCAGCAAGCAGGGCGCGATTCCTTTCTCTCTCGTCTACAGGTACGCCACGCCAGAGCCAATCCGCCGTGACGCCAAGCACATCGGCGAGCACAGCCGCCGCGTGACCAGACGGCAGTGCCCCGAGCGTCCACTCGTTGACCGATTGTCGGCTAATCGTCACACCGCGTTCCCTCAGGGCTTCCGCCAACTGGGGCGCTCGCCAGCGCAGCTTGAGCAGCTGGAGTCGCAGCCGGTCGGCGAATAACTGCTTGTCGGGGCCTGCCTTAGTGGATTTCGTAAACCTCTCTTGACATTTGCGTGTCAACACGCCATTGTAAGGCCCACCTGACAGTGCGGAACTCATCACCCGCCACTGACTCAAGCGCAACCCGGGAGCATACGGCGCATGGCACGACACGTCAAGAAAGAATTCAAGGTCGGATTGGACCGCGACGAGACCGTCGTGGCGAAGGAACTCGCCCGCCGGGAGCGGGACCTCCGGAAGGACAACGAGCTCGGTGTGGGCACGATCCTCCGGGAGCACGCCATGCCCAGCATCCGCGCGCGCCTCGCTGAGTTGCGGGCGCAGGACTCCCTCGCGTCTGCCGGTGTCGAGTCGCCATGACCACCGCCACCGCGCCGGGCTTCACGGTCGTCGATGTCGTCGCGCTGCTGCTGGACCGCGGCTTTCGGCCCACGATCATCATCGATGACGTCGTCGTGGCCGAACGGGACGACCCGACGATTCCTCACGCGCTGCGTCGCGTGGTCGTGCAGGCGAATCATGACGGCTCGTGGCGCTGCGGTTACCTCCTGGCCCGTCCCGGCCAACCCGGTGGACCCATTTACCAGAACGAGCTCGTCGATCGCGAGCTCGCCTGCCGGGACCTCGCGCAGCTGACGCGGTGGCTCACCATCCAAGACGCGCGTCGCGCGTACCCGCTCTAGCATGGCGACGAGCCTCGCACCACGTCGTCGCTGGGGCCAGTCGGGACGTGCCGACCCCGTAGCCGCCTACGCCGCACCCACGCTCGGGATGCGGCCCGCCTCCGTCGAACAGTTGATGAAATCCGTCAACCATCGTTGTGCCGCGATTGTCCATGCCTTCCGAAAACTGGGCGACGACGACCGACTGGCCCGCTTCGTGGAACCGATCTACCGCGCCCTCGACGGGCGCGAGCCGCCGCCGAACTGCGAGGCGACGTGGATGCTCGCAGAGCAGGCGGATGCGCTGGAGGACGTGGACGAGCTCCGGTATCAGCTCGACAAGTCTGATGCGAACCTCGCGCGACTGATCGCCCGAAAGCGCGAGATGATCAGACGGGAAACGGCGGTGCTGGACATGCTGCTCGAGGAGCAGCGGCAGCGGGGGCGCGCGTGAATCGCCATCGCGACCCCAGCCGAAATCGGCCGCGGTTCGAGTGCCCCGCGACGGACCGTCGGCGCGCGCGCAACCGGCGCCGCTACGAACGCGCCGCATGCAATCCGCGGTGGACGACGACGCATCGCGCGCCGTGCGGTGAATGCCTCCACTGCCAGCGGCCCCGCTAATGGACCGCGTCGTCGAGGTCGTGCTCGCGCTGCTCTACATGGGCTGCCTGATGTTGTGGGCGAGTTACCGGCCGAAGCGTCGCGACAGCGTCGACGATCTCCTCGATCGGCGCCGCGATCAGATCCGCCCGTCCACGAGGGATACATGACCGCGGTCACCAGCCAGCTCACCCCCGAACAACGCGAGCTGCGCAAGCAGGGGCTCGGCGCCAGTGAAATCGCGGCCGTGCTCGGGCTCGATCCCCGGCGCACCGCGCTCGATGTCTTCCTCGAAAAGACCGGCCAAGTGCTCCCGTTCGAGGGCAACCGCTACACGAAGTGGGGCAACCGGCTCGAGGACGACATCATCGAGGAGTACCAGGAGCGCCATCCCACCTGGACCGTGCTGCCGGCCAACACCGTCGTCGGTCCCGAGCCGTGGATGCTGGCGACGCCCGATCGCCGGGTAGTGATGGGGCCGCTCGACGGCCGGGACGTGCTGGCGAAGGACGACCGCGGCCTCGAGTGCAAGTGCCGCGGCGAGTACGATCGGGACTCCTGGGGCGACGAGGGCACCGACGAGGTGCCGGATGCGGTCGCGGTGCAGTGCCACTGGGGCATGATCGTGACGGGCCTCAAGGTCTGGGACGCCGCGGTCCTGCTCGGCGGCAACGACTACCGCGAGTACACGATCGCCTACGACGAGACGATCGCCGCCGCGCTGATTGAGAAGGCGCGGGCGTTCTGGTTCGATCGCGTCCTCAAGAACGTGCACCCGCCCTTCACCGGCGCCGAGTCCGATCACCGGTTCCTGCTCCGCACCTACCCGACGCATTCGGGGGAGATCGTCCCCGCGCCGCCCGAGCTGTCCTTCGTCGTCGAGCGGCTGCAGCAGGTGCGCGCGCAGCTCGGCACGCTCGAGCGGGAGAAGGACGAGCTCGCGGCCAACATCAAGGAATTCATCGCGGACCGCCGCGGCGTCTCGGGGCCCGGGTTCAAGATCACCTGGACGCACATGGACGCCGTCGAGGTGAAGGCGTTCACGCGCGCCGCGACGCGTCGGTTCGACTGCCGGTTCTCCAAATGAACGAGGGGCCTATGACCGCTGCGCCGAATGCCCAGCAAGAGATCCCGCTGCCGCCCGAGCCCGGGAGCGCCGGCACGGCGCTGACCGTCCCGCCATCACCGACGGCCGTCGCGCCTCTGGCGAGTGAGACCGCGTCCAGCGCTGTCGCCGCTCGGGAGCGCGCGGCCGTCGAGGCGCGGTTCGTCATGGCGGCGAAGTTCCCCCGCAACACCGACCAAGCGCGGCTGCGGATCATGGACGCCTGCAAGCGTCCGCGCTTCGCCGAGTCGGCGCGGTACTCCAAGCCCGTCGGCAAGAGCCGCGTCGAAGGGCTGTCGATCCGCTTCGCCGAGGAAGCGGCGCGGGCCTGGGGCAACCTCGACGTCATGGGGATGATCGTCTTCGACGACGCCGATCGGCGCATCTACCGCGTCACCGGGACCGACCTCGAGACCAACGCGACGCAGAGCCAGGACGTGATCATCGAGAAGGTCGTCGAGCGCCGCCAGCCGCGGCAGGGGCAGACGGTGATCGGCCAGCGCCAGAACACCAAGGGCGAGACCGTCTACTTGATCGAGGCGACCGAAGACGAGCTGCACAACAAGGTCAACGCGATGATCGCCAAGGCGCGCCGCAACATCATCCTGACGCTGATCCCGTCCGACATCAGCGAAGAGGCCGAAGAAACGATCCTGCGCGTCGTGCGGGAGCGGGACACGAAGGACCCCGCCGGCGCGCGCAAGCAGATCCTCGACGCGTTCTGGGCGCTGGGTGTTACGCCGCAGGACGTCCAGGAGTTCATGCAGAAGCCGCTCGATCAGCTGAACCCGGCCGAGCTCTCGACGCTGCGGGCGATCTACACCGCGGTGAAAGACGGCGAGACCACGTGGGCCGCGGCGGTCGAGGATCTGCGCGGCAAGGTGGGGACCGGCAAGAAGGCCGAGCGGGGCTCCGAGGCGTTGAAGGGCAAGCTCGGCGAGAACCCGGCGTGACGTTCTTGACACTTGATCTGGAAACTGTTCCGCAGGCGCGGTTCACGAACGACCAGGCCTGGCCGGAGCTCGACACCGACTACTTGAACGAAGACCGCGGCGCCGATCGCATCGGCTACGAGGTGGCCGCGGGCCGCGCGGTGCTGGCCGCGACGAAGCAGCCGGCGGCGTTGCACGCGTCGACCTGCCACATCGTGCAGGTGTCGTTCGGGTGGCGCGGCGCGCCGGCCGAGCTGCAGCGCAAGGTGCTCCAGGCGGACGACTATTGCGACGGATCGCCGGCCGGCGTGGCGACCGCGGAGCGAGCGCTGGTCACCGAGGCACTCGACATTCTTGCCAGCGCCTGCGGCAAGCGCACCACGATCGTCTCGTTCAACGGCAAGAGCTTCGACGTGCCGGTGCTGCGCGGCCGCGCGGCGCTGCTCGGTCTGCGCGTCCCGTCGATCCCCTGGCGCCGGCTGCTCTATCCCTTCGACGACAACCAGCACGCGGACCTCCGGTTGATCCTCGGCGCCGACGATCGCCGCGCGCGGGGGACGCTGCAGTGGTGGGCCGAGGCGTTCGGGATCCATGCCGAGGAGCACGGCGCCGAGGTGTTCAGCTGGGTGCAGGGCGGTGAGTGGATCGCGTTGCGCGACTACGGGCTTTGCGAAGCGCAGACGCTCGTCGAGCTCTTCGAGCGGGTGCAGCCGATTCTCTGAGCGAAGCGGACACGCGCGGGAAGCTGAACAGATCAGCGCCTCGGACCAACCGCCGAGGAGGGTGCGGCCTCGAAACCGCCTCGCGCTCTACACGCCCCGGGCCGTTGGTTGGCCGGACACTAGTGAGCCGGTGCACGAGGACGGCTGGCGACCCGGGGCAAGGGGCCACCCGCAGGACCCTGTGAGGATCTCATGACGACCGCGCAGAAGCTGGACCTCGATGCCCTCACGCTCACCAAGGGCGGGCATGGCTCGCTGAGCGATGGCGCCTGCATCATGGAAGCCGTGTCGCTGATCGCTGGCGAGCCTTGGGGCGATCATCCGGAATGCGTCTCGCCGACGATCGGCGCCTTCCTCCGTAGCTGGAACGACGGGCTCGACGACGAGCCGCGGCAGCGCCTGAAGCCCTACGCGACGAAGGTTGTCGGCACGAACACTGGTCCGGCGGACGAGCAGATCCGGGGCGCGCTCGCGATGGACTGGCTGGTGCGGGTGCACACGCCGGCCTGGCTCGAGCTCGCCGGTCTGAAGGACGAGGCGGCCGAGCTGCGCGCGTTGCCGGAAATCACGCCGGGCGAATTGTCGGTGGCTGTGCAGGCGACGCTCGAGAAGGCGCGCGCCAGCGCGCGTTCGAGAGCGGCCGCCGCGTGGCCGCCGCGTGGGCCGCCGCGAGGGACGCCGGATATGAAGCTGCTCGCTCGGCCTTGCGGCCGACCGAGCAGCAGCTCACCGAGAGCGCGTTCGACCTGCTTGACCGGATGATCGCCGTCGGGCAGAAGGCCGCGTGAGACCAGCAGTCCGTCGCTACAGCCGTCCGCGGCCGCAACTCGTCGCCCCAGGCCAGATCTGCTACGTCGCCGTGAAGGGCTGCGGCTGCGCGGTCGCCGTTCTCATTCCCGAATTCTGTTCGACCCGTGACATCGGTTACCGCGTGGCGCCGTGGATGCGCCGCGGGTGGACGATCGAGCGGATGCGCGTCACCGACGCCCGCCAATCACTCCAGAAGTGCCAGCATGACCACCTGCCCGCCCGCCAAGGCGAGCTCTTTGTGCAGAGGAAAACGCTATGACGAGTTCAGCCGCTGCCCATGATCCATCGCTCAATATTGGATCGCTCCCGCTCAACGATTGCCGCACGGTCTGCCGGGCGCTGAAGCTCCGCGGCGCCGAGCTCCGGAAGGTGGCGAAGAAGTGCAAGGAGCTTGATCGCCACAACGAAGCCGCCCAGCTCGAGCGCGAGGCCTCCGACATCCAGGAGCGGCTCGGCCCCAAGTTCGACGAGCAGGGCACGTTCAACTTCGGCGCCGGGCCGAACGAGAAGAAGGACATCAAGCCGAAGGGCGGCGGGTTCCGCGGACGCGGCAAGGGCAAGCGCGCGCCGCGGGACCTGGCTGAGGAAGCGCACGATCGCCTGAGCCGAGGTGGCCGATGACCGCCGTCGCCACGCCGCCGAAAGCGGCACCATCGAACGGCTCGCCCGCCGGCGAGCTGCGCCGGATCCCCCTGGGTGAGCTGCACGAGTCGTCCCACAATCCGCGGCAGCGGTACGACGAGGCGGCCCTCAAGGAGCTCGCGGCGTCCCTGCTCCAGACCGGGCAGCTCACGCCGATCATCGTCCGGTCGCGCAAGAGCGGCGGCTACGAGATTGCCGCCGGCCATCGGCGCTACCGTGCCGCGACGCTCGCGGTCAAGCAACAGCCTGACGGGGCGAAGTACCGCGGCGTCGACGCGCTCGAGGCGAAGGTCGTGGAGCTCGACGATCGCGCGTTCATCGAGGTCCTGAACGTCGAGAACCTTCAGCGCGACGATCTGCATCCGCTCGAGGAGGCGACGGGCTACGGGTTCGTCGCATCTGGCCGTGGACAGGGTGAAGTCTTCCGCGTCTGCATCAACAAGCAGAAGTGCAAAGTCCACTGGCCCGAGCACGTCAAGCGCGCTGAGGCGGCAAAGAAACGCGCCAAGAAGGGCACGACCGCGACGTCGAGTGGCAGCGACGAGAAGCGCCAGAACGCGGAGGCGGCCGCCGAGCGCAAGCGCACGCTGGAAGAGCAGCACACGCACCGCGTCGAAGACGTCACGCTCCGACTGATCCAGGAGCGCGCGCCGCAGTGGGCGCTGGGCGTCGTCGCGCTCGCCAAGCAGATCAAGCTGCCCGCCGAGTTCGCGAGCTGGATGGCGCGCGATCGCATGCTCGAGCCGGACCTCGAGAACGACATCGATTTCGGTGACGCGGGCCCGCGCGCGCGGCACGTCTTCGAGGCCATGCGCCCGAAGCTGGGCGGGGGCTGGTCGAAGCGCGGCCTGCCCGAAACGGCCGCGGCGCAGCCGGTCGCGATGGCGTTGCTGTTCTGGCTGAACAACAGCTTGACGAGCGTCGAGGCCGCGCTCGAGCGCGACGCCGAAAAGATCGTCGTGGCCGAGGAGAAGGCTGCCGCTGCCAAGGCGAAGGCCGAGAAGAAACCCGCCAAGAAGAAGGCCAAGAAGTGAGCCGCCCCAAGCCAAAGCGCCGCGCGAAGCCGAAGCCCTGGCCGCGGTGCGCGAAGTGCGGATGCACCGAGGACCGTGCCTGCCCGGGGGGCTGCGCCTGGGATCCCATCCTGTTGGCCACCGGCCGGCAGGTCTGCACGAAGTGCACGGAACGCCAGTGAACGGTCGCTCGTGGTCTCGCCAGGACGACGTGCGCCGGCGCCGGAGGAAGCGGTGAGCCTGTGGATCCAAGTCGACACACAGCGCTCGAGCAACCGAAAGACCTACGTGCTGGCCGAGCTCCTCAGTCAGGGCGCCGGGGATCTCTTCCCGGGGCGGGACGACGTCGCCTGGCTGGCGATCGCGATCTCGGTGCTCGACGAGTTCTGGGCCTGGGCCGCGGAACATCACCCGGACGGGGACGTGACCGCGGCGCATCAGGCGTCCATCCGGAAGTCGCTGCTGCAGTGGCTCCACGGCACCGAATGGGCGCGCAAGGATGCGCGCGAGCTGCTCGTAGCGTCGGGGCATATCGACCGCCGTCCGGACGGCCGGCTGCTCATCCACGACTGGCTCGAATGGACGGGCGGTAGCGTGCTCAAGCTCGCTAAGGACCGCAAGCGCAAAAGGTTGGCACGGTCCAAAGGGACGCGGACGCGTCCACGGACAAGTATAAGGAAAGAGCGCGGAATTTCCGCGCCCGGTCCAGCGTTGGCTGTGCAGGGCAGTGCTGTGCTGTCCAGTGCAGTGCAGTCCAGTCCTACTACAACAGCAGCAGCTATGGGCTACGCGACGCGCTGCGTGATCGCTGTGAACCAGGTCCTCAGCGAACGCCTCGCCGGCGCCTACCACGCGCTCCACGCCGGCGAGGATGGCGACGTTGCCCTGGCGTGGGAGTCGGCTGGCATCCCCGTCGAACTGGCCGAGAAGGTGCTGCGCGAGCGCGCGAAAGAGTTCCGCGCGACGCCGCTGAACCGCCAGCCGCACACGCTGAGGTACTTCGAGGCGCCCGTGCGCGAGGCGTGGGCGAAGCAGCAAGCCGCCGGGCAACCGGGACCGCTGCGCGATTACGAGAAGATGCGGCTCGCGGCTGAGGCCGAGCGTCGGCGTGAGGAAGAGGCCGCACGGTGACCATGCCCCTGTCGCTGCCGCTGAACCGCTCCGATGTGATGGCGCAACTCGATCGCCTACTCCGAGTCTACAACCGGCCGGCGCACGCGCCGCCCGAAGTGCTGGAGTTCGCCACCGATTACGCGCAGATCTGCGGCGAGCTCACGACCGCGCAGTTCACCGGGGCCGTCGACGCCTATCTCAAGAGCGCCGGCCGCTGGTTCCCGAAGCCGGGCGAGCTGCTCGCGCTGGGCAAGGGCATCGCCCGTGGGTCGGGGCCGGCGAGCGGATTGCAGGGACAGTACGACGACTGGGAGAAGAACGCCTGGCAGGATCCCGCCACGGGCCGGTGGACGCCGTGCCCCGTCTGCGACGCGCGGATGGGGGAGCATCTCGTCGCCATCACCCGCGAGGGGAATCAAATCTACCGGCTGCTGATCCTGCACAACGCGGCGCTGCACTGGAAGGCGGGAGTCGCCTTCACGATGGGCGCGGCCCCGGGCACGGGCGGCGGGCGGTACGAGCACAAGGTCCGCGATCAGCGGCCGTCGGCGGCGCCGCCGCCCATCCAGGCGGACGCATGAGGATTATCGTCGGGGTCCTGGCGGCCGGCGCCCTGGTCTACGTCGGCATCGTGGGGATCGGGCTGCTGTGCTTCGGCGTCGCGTGGCTGGTGCAGCGCTGGCGCGCCGTGTCGGTCGTGCCGCGCCGTGGGATCGCGCCGGGCGCCTCGGCGCTGGCGACACTCAACGCGCAGTGCGACGCGCTGGCGCAACGCGACGAGGGCGACGAGGATCCCGAGAAGGACATCGCGACCGAGGGGCTGGGCACCGATCGCCCGGTGCCGCTGTGGCACTGGGGCCGGCGCTCGGATGGGCGCCCGTTCGTGCGCCGCGCGTGGCCGTCGTGGACGACGCCGCTCGCGTATTTGCCCGAGACCGAGTGGCAGCTGTGGACGTCGGTGATCGCGGAGTCGGCGCGATGACGCCGCTCACGATGTATTGCGCGCGCTGTGGCGAGGCGATCAGCCTCGCGGTCGCCGCCGCATTTCCGAACGCGTGCCCAAAGTGTGCGGGCACGTTGTTTGTGAACAGCTTCTCGCTCACGCGGGCCCAGCGCCCCGGGAATTGCCCGCTGTGTGAGGGGACGGGCAATCTGTGAAGCTCTCGCGCTGCCGCTCCTGCGGCGATCCGATCATCTGGACGATCACCACGAACGGGAAGCGGATGCCCGTCGACGCCGAGCCGTGGCCAGCGGCGCGGGGCTTTCGCATTGACGAGACGGTGCTCGATGAGGCGCAGATGGGATTCAACGACGACGACCTGCGCCCCGGCAAGGACATCCTGGCGACGTTCACGGCGGAGCCCGCGAAGGACGAGCGGCTGTATCAGAGCCATTTCGCCACGTGCGTTCACGCAGACGAGCACCGGCGATGAGCGACGAGCAGCTCGCCCTGCTGCCCGGCGTCCGGCGCGTCGATCCGGAGACGTCCGTCGAAGCTGCCAACGGCATGATCGACGGCGCGGCTGCACACCGCGCGAAGATCCTCGCTGCACTCGCGGACGGGATCGCGCGGACCTACGTCGAGATTGCAGACGTCTGCGGTTTGGATCCGATCGCGGTCGCCCGGCGCATGTCCGAACTGGGGCGCCTGGGCCAGGTCCAGCGGCTCGTTGAGACGCGGCTCACGCCGAGTGGCTACAAGGCGCGGTTGTGGCGAGCCTCGTGACGGGGGCTGCCGTTGGTGACGAGCCCGTCCTCACGTCCGAGCAGGCGGCCGCGTTGCTCAAGGTCGACGTCGACACCCTGCGCGCCTTGCCGATTCCGTACCTCACGATCGGGCATGGACAGAAGCGGCCGCGGCGGCGCTATTTGCGGGAGACCGTTTTGAAGTGGGCCAAGCAGCAGGAGGTGGCATGACCGAATTCGAGCAGCAGGTGGCGGAGACATTGGCTCAAGTGCTGGGTCGCAGCACGGCAGAAATCTTAGAGTGGGAGCCGCCGCCCGGCTACGATGGTCCACACCACGGGTGGCCCGCATACCTCGCGAACGAACTCGCGCCCCGTGTAGCGGCGGCGATCCTTGCTGCGGGCCAGACAGCCCGCGATCGCGCTGACGCATTCTCACCCGGAATTGCCGCACTCGCCGCGCTGCGGGGCGAGTCGTGACGCCAATGATTCGGAAGTCGCACGGGCGGGGCACGCCGATCGTCCGCATCGGATTCCGCGGCGTTGGCCAGATCGAGCGGGCCAGCGGCTTCGCGGATCCCGCGATGGTGCCGCGGCTCAAGGAAATGCTGCGCGTCCTGTTCGAGTCGGGCCGCGCCGACGAACTGCTGCGCGCGGTGCGCGCCGGCCGCATCAGCTTGCGCCAGGTCTGGACGGTCTATCGCGCCGGCGCGTGGCAACGGCTCCCAACACCAGAGCACGCGCTCCCGTTCGGCGAGACGTTCGAGGCCTGGCGGCTCAAGAAGCCGAGTCTCGCGTATCGGAAGTTCGCGGCCTGGGCGCGCGCGGGTCTCGAGCGCACCAGCACGCCCGCGACGCTCGCCGAGCTCCGGCAGGCCTGCGTTCTCTATCGCGCCGCCTGTGATAGCCTGAAGCAGGGCGCTATGTTCAATCGCGCGATCGCCTACCTGCGTGCCTTCCTCCGCGACACGATCACGAACGAGCATGCACTAGCCACCGAGCTCGCCACGCTCGAGCCGCTGCCCGAACCGGTGAAGCGCGCGAAAAATCCGCAGCGGCCCGACGAAGCGGCGGCGATCCGTGAGACGCTCGGCGGCGACGTCGGCGCGATGTGGTGGGCGCTCTGCTGCTCGGGCATGTTGCCCGACGAGTACTTCGCCAACAAGTGGGCCATCGAGGACGGCCGGCTACACATCAGGGGCACGAAAGCCGACGCGCGCGATCGTATCGTCCCACTTCTGGGAGCAATCCCCGAGCCCGTCGGCACGCTCCAGCAATTCCAGCGCGCGCTGCGCGGCGCCGGCGTGGGCGTTCGGCCGAAGGACGGCCGCGATTCGTTCGCGCTCTGGTGCGACCTGGCGGGGATCTCGTTCCTCTGGCGTGAGGCCTTGCTTGGGCACGCGCGCGGGAAACTCGACTACGGCTGGCAGGAGACGGAGCGGATCTACGACGAGTGCGAGACCCGGCTCACGCACGTGCTCCAATCATGGGGGACAACACGGGGGACAGCCGCGGTCGACGACCTCGTAAGTGCAAGTGCGCCCAGGAAGACTCGAACTCCCAGCCTCTTGATCCGTAGTCAAGCCCGCCCGAGCACGGCCCCGAAAGCTAAAGCCGGACTGAACCCGAAGGAACCCATCGAAACCGGCGAAAACCCACCGAAGAGTGGGGGACATTCGGGGGGACAGCCGTGAAGAAACTCAAGCTCGCCGACGAGCTCGCGCTGCCCGTCGAGGCCGTGACGCAGAAGCTCGCGTGGATCGGCACGACGGGCAGCGGCAAGACGTACGGCGCCTCGAAGCTCGCCGAGCTGATGTGGGACGCCGGTGCGCAGTTCATCGTCCTGGATCCCGTCGGCGTGTGGTATGGCCTGCGCCTCGCCGGCGACGGCAAGCGGCCGAGCGACATCACGATCCCGATCTTCGGCGGGCTGCACGGCGACGTGCCGCTCGAGCCGACGGGCGGTGCGCTGCTCGCCGATCTCATCATCGACCGCGCGATCTCGGCCATCCTGGACGTCTCGCAGTTCGAGACGGACACCGACAAGGCGCGCTTCGCCCGCGGCTTCGCCGATCGGTTCTTCTTTCGCAAGAAGGCCTCGCCGAGCGCCGTGCACCTGTTCCTCGAGGAGTGCCAGGAATTCGTCCCCGAGAACGAGCAGCGCGGCGAGGAGCACATGAAGCATGCGTTCATCCGGATGCAGAAGATCGGCCGCAACTTCGGCATTGGAACGTCGCTCATCACCCAGCGGCCGCAGGACGTCTCCAAGAAGGCGCTCAATCTGGCGCAGACGCTGTTCGTGTTTCGCACCACCGGCAGCCACGAGCGGAAGGCGATCGAGTCGTGGATCAAAGACAAGGCGATCGCCGACCAGGACATCGGCGCCGAGCTGCCGAAGCTGAAGACCGGGCGGCCGCACGTGTGGAGCCCCGAGTGGCTGGAGATCTCCGAGGTCGTCGGGATCCTCGAGAAGCGATCGTTCAACGCGTCCGCCACGCCGGAGGTCGGCGCCGCGGCGGTCGCCCGCGAGCTCGCGCCGATCGATCTCGAGCGGATCCGGACTGACATGGCGGCCACGATCGAGAAGGCGAAGGCGGAGGACCCGAAGCTGCTGCGCGAGCAGGTCGGTCGCTTGCAGCGCGAGCTCGCCAAGAAGGGCACCGTCAAGATCGAGCCGCGCGTCGAGACGAAGATCGAGCGTGTGGCCGTACCCATGCTGACCGAGGAACACCTTACCGGACTCAAGCAGGCGCTCGTCGTGATTCAGCAGGTCTTTGCGGACGCGCGTGGCGTGGCGGAGCGTATGACGGAGGGCAGAAGGATCCTGACGGACGCGCTCGAGCGCATCGACGTCGCCATTGCCCGAGCCACGAAGCCAGTGCAGACGGCTGCAGTCCGCCAACCGGTCCCCGGAAAAAGGCCGACCGTTTCCCTCCCGGCTCGGCAGATCCCTCCCGCCCGGGAGGTTTTTGACGGCGCGCTCCCCAAGGGCGAAGCCGCCGTCCTGCGCGCCGTGGCGCATTACCCGGAAGGCTGCAGTCGCAAGCAGCTGACCGTCCTCACCGGCTACCGCCGGTCGACGCACCACACGTATCTGCAGCGCCTGAGCGAGAAGGGCCTGGTCCAGGTCGCCGGCACGAGCGCGCTCGCAACGTCGGCAGGCCTCGCCGCGCTCGGTCCGGACTTCGAGCCGCTGCCGATCGGCGCCGAACTCCTGGAGCATTGGCGCCGGCGGCTGCCCGAAGGCGAGCGGAAGATCCTCGACATCGTCGTGGCGGACTACCCGAAAGCCGTCGCCCGCGACGTCATCAGTGAAATAACAGGCTATGCGCGCTCGAGCCGGGACACGTATCTGCAGCGGCTCGGCGCGAAGCGCCTCGTCGAAGCCGATCGCGACGGCGTCAAAGCGAGCGAGCTGCTGTTCGATGGTGCGGTGTGAGCGACACACGCTGGAAGGCGTTCGAGCGGCGCGTGGCGGTCCTACTCGGGACCCGGCGGATCCCCGTCACCGGCGAGCGGGACGGGGCCGACTTCGAGGACGGCATGTTCTGCTACCAGGCGAAGAGCCGCGCCTCACAGTTCCCGGGCTACGTCCTCGAGTGGCTCGACAAGATCCGCCGGAAGGCGGCCGAGCGATCGCCGGCGAAGATCGGCGTCGTCATCCTGCAGCGGCCGCGGTGCCTGGATCAGGATGCGCTCGTCGTCGTGTCGCTGCGGGACTGGATCGATCTGCACGGGCCAGTCGGGCAGGTCGAAGATGATCACGCCGTCCATGGCGCGGAGACTAGCGGGACCGCATCAACGCCCCGTCAACTGGAGGTGCGGTGACGGCCGTCGCGGAGACGCGCGTGATCAAGCGCAGTTGTCGCTGCCCCGGTCGCACGCATGTGCCGTTGCATCGGCATCTCGCCGGCGTGGCGGTGCTGGCGAGCCTGCTCGGGCGTCGCGAGGCCGGGTTCAGCCATGACGAGTTGGAGACGGTCCTGTTCAGTTACCGCTGCATTCGCTGCAAGGTGATCGTGGACATCCGGCTCCGAGATCTGCTCGGCTAAGTCGCTGCAAAGTCGCTATATTCGACGCCATGAAGTAAACGAGGCCCTAGGTCGGCACACTGGTCGGCGAGGGGCTGGAGCGCAGTCAGCGCTCTGGCCCCTCGTTTCTTTTTGCGCGGAGCAAATCAGGCGATGATTCTCGAGCTCCACATCCAATACGATCTCCAGCAGGGGCGCGTCGCGATCAAGGGACCGCTCGATCAGACGGTGCTCATCCTCGGTGCGCTCGCCGAAGCCACGCGACTGATCGAGCGCATCGCCAACAAGCGCGACGATGCCGCCGCGAACGGTGGCGGGCCAAAGATCGTCGTCGCCCAAGCCCTCGACGGATTGATCCGAAAGGACGGGTAGCGATACGGCCGTCGCGAACAAGTTCCAGGATTTCGTCGAGCAGCTCGGCCTCGGCAAGCATGTCCTCGATGCTGCCGGGCACGTGCTCAAGGTGTACGCCTCGAACGCCGTGCCGTCCGCGTCGGCCGATGCGGTGAAGGCCGACCTCGCCGAGATCACGCCGGCGAACGGCTACCCTGCTGGGGGTACTGACGTACAGAACGGCTGGACGGAGACGACGGGGACGGCGACGCTGACGGGCGTCGATGTGGTCTGGACGGCGTCGGGTGGATCGTTCGGGCCGCTGCAGTACATCCCGCTCTACAACGACACGCAGACCTCACCGGCGGATCCCCTCGTCCTGTGGTGGGATTACGGGAGCGCGGTGACAGTGCTCGATGGAGAGACCTTCACGGTCGATTTCGGCGCCAGCATCCTGACCCTCGCGTAACGGGGCACTTTATGAACCGAGACAAATATCCGGAGCTGTCCAAGCGCTTCGACGAGCTCGTCAAGCAGCGGGACGCGATCCTCAAGAAAACCGCGCCGCTCGAGCAGGAGGCCGACGAGCTCCACAAAGCCGTCGATGCCGCGACGAAGAAATGGCGCGCGGTGCGCCAACGTGCGGCGGCGATCGAGGAGAAGGGCAACCTCCGCGCGATCAGCATGGAGATCGCGGCGCTGGCCCGCGGGATGGGAGCGCACTCGCTCGCGGCAGAGTCCGCGAAGTAATGCGGCAACCTCATCCCTTCGCCTATCTGAAGCAGCGCACGGATCTCATGAAGTGCTGCGCCGATGTGCGGAACCTCGACGTGACGGAACCCCAGCCGGATGTGAAGGTGGCGACCTGCCGGCGGTGCGGGCGGCGGCACCGGAAGGTGTTCTGTGAGCCGGGGTCGCTCTTGGCGAAGACGTTCCAGGCCATGCCGCGGCGCTGATGCTGAACCTCAAGAACAGCCCAGCGGATAAGCTCCAGCTCGTCACCTCGGCGGCGGGGGACATCGATGTGGAGGTGGACTTCGTCGACACCGACGACCCCATCACCCCGACGAGCAACATGGTGCCGGATACGCAATCGACGACGATCGTGACAGCTGCCACCACCGACGTCTGTGCCACGCCCGCCGCCAGCAAGGTTCGCAACGTCAAGGCCGTCAAGATCAACAACGTCCACGCCAGCGTCTCGAACGTGGTGGAGCTGCTCCGGCACGATGGGACGAACGCGCGTCGGCTCATGCCCGCCGTGACGCTGCTCGCCGGTGAGGCGGCGATGATCTCGGATACGGGCGTTGCCTTTCACTACACGGCGCTCGGGTCGGTCTACTCCTCGGGTGGCCCGATCGTGGACCCCGCCCGCAATGACTTCCGGCTTTCCGGGGTGACCGGGACGCCGGTGATGGTGGCCGACTCGACCACGCTGTCGAACATCTTCCTCTGCCAGCACAAAGGCAATCACCTCAGCCTGTTCGACGGAAACAACTGGCAGGACTGCGCGCCAGCGGCGGAGATTTCCCTTGCGGTGACCGGACGCACGACCGACCTCCCGTTCGACATCTTCGGCTTCTTGTCCGGTGGTGTGGTGACGCTGGAGTTCTTGAACTGGACGAACGCCACCACGCGCGCGACAGCCCTGGTGCGGCTCGACGGGGTGCTCGTCAAGTCCGGAGACTCGACGCGGCGCTACCTCGGGTCATGCCGTCCGCGCTCGGCGACGACGTTCCACTGGGTGACCATCGGCTCGGACCTCCCCTGCAAGTTCGACCTCTGGAACGCCGACAATCGGGTCGAGTTTCCGTTCGTCCTCCGGGCGCTCACGAATACCTGGGCCTACACGCTCGCGACGTGGCGGCAGGCGCAGGCCTCGGCCAACTACCAAGTCGATGTGATGGTGGGGCTGCAGGTCGAGAACTTCATGGCCGATCTCATGGCCACCAGCACCAACGCCAGCACAACGGTGGCGCGCGAAGTCGGGATCGGGTTCGATTCCACCACCGCGTTTACCGGCATCACTGGGTCCAGCTCGAACCCGGCCGCTGTGGCGGCACAGCAGATCGCCCATGCGACCTTGAGTCATCAGCCGACCATCGGCCGCCACTTCTACGCGTGGCTCGAAATCTCGACGGCGACGGGCACGACAACGTGGTTCGGCGATAACGGCGCCCTCCGCATTCAAAGTGGAATGACTGGTAGTTGGAACGCTTAAAACAGAGAGGAAGGCCACCGTATGTCCAAGGCGCTAGTCGAATCCATCTACGGTCTACAACAGCAGGCCAACGGCGACTACGAACTGCAGGCATCGGCATCGGTCACCAACGGGCTGGGGCAGCCCTTCGTCGCGGTGAGCGCATTCGCCAGTGCGCCATCCATCGACCCGCACAACCCGAAGTGGCACCAGCGTATCGCCCAGGCAGTCGTAGACGCGGCAGCCGCACTCGATCCGCCCATTACGGTAGACGAAGTGCTGTTCGCTGATGGCGACGTGGTGGGTGTGTGAGCGGCATGACCGGCAACTGGAGCTGCTGATGCCCAGCTATCCCATTCCCGCCTTCACGACGCCCCAGGTGCTCGACCCCTTCGTCGTGCCGGGTCCCTTCACGAAGCTCTCGCTCTGGCTCGACATGGCGTCCCTCGTGGGCACCATGCGGCTGCTCGTGGAGGTGTCGCAGGACAGCGGCAATAGCTGGAAGCAGCTCGTCGGGGAAACGGGCTGCGTTCCGGGCATCAACCAGCGGACGCTGCAGCCGCGCACACGGGAGGAGTTCACCGCTGGTTGGGGCCGTCCCTTCGTCAATGCCCTCGTGCGCGTCACCGTCGCCGGTCCGCAGCCGTGGTCCTGTGCGGGCGGCATGATGGAGTTGACCTAGTATGGGTTACGTCTACGTCGCGAGCAGCGGCGCGAGCTTTCAAGCGGATGCCTCCGCCGGGACGGTGGCTATCACACTCGGCGTGGCGGTCGAGGTCGGCGATGTGATCGTCGGCATGTCGGGCTGGGGCGACGGCGGGACGGACAACATTTCGACCGTCGATGACAATCTCGGAAACAGCTACAGCGTGAACAGCGACAAAATCATTGAGGACTTCGACGGGGAGGCGGGGCAGACGTGGCGGAGTAAAGTCACGGTGGCGGGGACGCCCGTCATTACCGTGACCTTCTCGGCGGCGGTGCAGTTCCGGCGTATCATCGCCGGCGCGTGGCGCGGCGGGGCTGCTGTGCCGTTCGACACCTCGCTCGGGCATGAGCAAGGGCCCAACGGTCCTGGGAATCCGGGGACGGGGGCGGACGCGGTGACCAGTACGAACATCACGACCGCCGAGAATAACGAGCTGCTCGTCGGGTTCCACCAGAACACCTCCGAGGGAACGCCAGGGGCCGGGACGGTGGCTGCGGGCACCAACTACACGATGCGGCACAACCCGGACGCGATTCTTGCGATGGAGGATCGCGTACTCGCGTCGGCCGGCGCGGTAGCGGCCACGTTCACGATCAGCGTGGACCACTCGACGATTTGCCACATCGTGGCGCTCAAAGAGGACACGACCCCGCCAGGGGAAGAGGAGCCGTTCTACCGCCAGAACCGCTCGAACGTCCCGCCCAACGTGCGGATGACCTGATGGCGCGCTACGGCTTCTTCGATCCACAGGTTGGGCGCGCGGGAATCTTCGACCCGGAGATCAACCCGCAAGGCGTCTTCGATCAGGAGCTCGCATTCGCGGGAGGGGGAGCTGCTGCCTACATCCTCACCGCAGCGTCGGCCTCCTTCACCATGTCTGGCACGGCCGCTGCGCTGAAGCTGGGGCGTAAGATCACTGCAGCATCCGCGAGCTACGCGGTGACAGGGCAAGCGGCGAGCCTTGAGTACGGGAGGAAGATCCAAGCCGCGAGCGCGGCGTTCGTGCTCACCGGCACCGCGGCAGGGCTCAGGAAGACCTGGCTGCTCACCGCTGCCCCAGCTGCCTATGTGCTCACGGGCACGGCAGCCGCCCTGAAGTACGGGCGCCGGCTCAGTGCAGGCAGTGCGACCTACGTCCTCACGGGCTCGGATGTCACGCTGACCTATGTGGCGGGCAGCACGTACACGCTCGCGGCGGCATCGGGGACGTTCGTCCTCACGGGCACTGCCGCGAGCCTCACGCTTGGTCGGCGGCTGAGTGCGGCATCGGCGGCGTTCACCATCACGGGGACGGCGGCAGGGCTGCGGGCGACGCATCGCCTCGTGGCCACCGGGACGGCGTACACGCTCACCGGCACGGCCGCAGGCTTGCGCATCGCACGGCGCATCAGTGCTGCGGGTGGTGTCTTCGTCCTCACGGGCACCGTCGCCGGATTGCGGAAGACGTGGCGCCTCGTGGCGCTGCCGGCGGCGTACATCATCAGTGGCCAAGATGTCACGTTCGTGCATGGGGGGGTGCCGATCCCCCTGCCGTTGCAGGTCATGGACCAGAGCGGCCTGCGCTACCTCGTTCTCGATCAGTCGGACGTGCGCTACGGACTGCTTGAGCAATCGACCATGCGGTTTCTCGTGGACGATGAGTCGCGCGCGAAGCAGGAAGTCGAAGAGGAATCGAGTGCGCGCTTCGACCTGGCGGAGGCCTCGACGTGAAGACGATCTATCTCGACAGCGACTGGGAGTTCGAGTATCGGGCCACGCGAAAGAACGCCACAACCGGCGCGCTCGAGCCAGCGACAGGCCTCGCTGGACTCACGGGGCGTCTGAGTCTCACGGATGGGGGCGCCACGATTCATGCCACCATGAGCGTGGCGCTGGCTGAGCGCGGCACCACGGGCATCTACTTCGGCGTGCTTGAGGGAGATAACCTCCGCACCCAACTCCTGGCACTGGTGGGGACAGTGGTCTACGAGGTGTTTGGGGATGGCGTGAACGTCCTCACCTCCAGTCCTCGCATGGTCCGTGCGGTACGGAGACCATAGGTGAGACACCACTGTTTCACACCACGTTGCCCTGCCCTCGTGGCTAAGGGGGAGAAGTACTGTCCTAAGCACACCACGGAGGCAGCGCAGCGTGACGTACAGCAGCGAGGGACCGCAGCGCAGCGTGGTTACGATAGGGACTGGCAGCACGCAACCGCAGGCTTCCTGAAGGCGCACCCTGACTGCGCGCGGTGTATGCGCGAGGGACGCGGGCAAGTGAAGGCCCGAGCGGTAGGCCACATCATCAGCATCCGCATTGCGCCAAGCAGACGGCTTGATCCCACGAACTGGGAGTCGCTCTGTCGCTCGTGCAATGCCAAGCAGGCGCACGAAGATGCGGTTTTCTTCCAGGCCCCCCCCTCGAAGACCGCTTGCAGGTCGTCTTCGCGCGCGCCCGAAATTTCTCCGCGAATTTCCCGCGATGAGGAAATTCCGTGGGCCGTCTAGCGAAAGCGGCCGAGCGCCGCCAGGGGCATCGGCGCCACCTCGACCTAGTCGCGCCGACTAAGCCGTCCAAGGCTGCGACGGTTCCCGTTGCGCCCGATGGGGTCTCGCTTGCGACGCGGAAGATGTGGCGCGAGTTCTGGGCGTCGCGGATGGCGTGGTTCATCGAGACGGTGGACATGCCGACATTGCGCCACCTGTTCCGACTGTACGACGAGCGCGATCGGTCCTACCGCGCCTACCGGAAGTGCCCGTATGTGAAGGGCTCGAAGGG